TACCCAGAAAATCTGGTATTTGGAATATGCCTTAACTATGAGGTTGAGCCAGACCTATCCTCCATTAAGCATGAAATAAGAATTATAAGAGACAAAAAAGACTTTGTTGTTGAAGACCCAGGTATCATCAGGGTACGCAATGGTATTAGAAGTTTGATAAAAGACGAAGAGTACTATCTGAGTATAGATGCCCATGCTAATTTTGCAGATAGATGGGATGAGACTTTAATTAATGATATCGAAGAGTTGTATGCGATATCAGATAACTATGTTATATCTAAGCAGATTGTTGAGCCAGGTAACTTTAATAACTATTACACAAGATGGAACGTAGACAAAAGAAAGCAGTCTTTCTCAATTAGTGGTCAGCCAAGAATTGACAAGGACATGTCTAGATCAAAAGATTTTATGGTTAATGAAAAGTATTTCTTAAACTACTATGTATCTTGCAACTTTATTTTTGGAAAGACATCATGGATCAAATCTATGGAGTTTCCAGACTATCACGGCTTCCCTTTTGAAGAGCCTGAGTTAGCCATGGCTTTATTCTGTAACGGATTTGATGTAGTCTCACCAACTGGTGATCACTGTCCAATTCATGCAGGCAATGATCCAAAGTATCAGTTCCCATATGACGAGAAGTGGTGGGACTTTGTTGGAACTGATAGAAATAATCCTAATCATTGGAAGAAGATCTGGGTATGGGATGATCCAGATATGGAGTCTGAGGTTGTTGATCTCCTGATTACTGGTAAGAATAAATACTTTTCTTTTAATAACTTAAAGAGGACAGTAGAAGATTTTTACACAAGAATTGCCTCTAGGTATGAATAAAGAAAAGATATTTATATCAATTGCAGCATTCGAAGATCCAGGTTTAACGAATACAATGCAAAAACTTTTAGAATGTGCAGACATTCCAGAAAGAATTGTATTTGGTCTTGGTCTTAATTATAAAACAGAGCCTTCGTTTGATCAGTTCACAAATAAGATAAAGATAGTCAGAGATGTTGACTTTAATAGACCAGGAATAGTTAGAATGAGGTCTGAAATAAGAAACCTTATTGACAGTGAAAAGTATTTTTTAGGCATTGACGCTCATACACAAGTTTTAGAGTCTTGGGATACTAATTTAATTAATGACTTTGAAGAGTTAAAATCCATTAGAGATAAAGTTATTATATCGGGACAGATTAGTGCAATGAATAAACTAGAGGAAAATCCAATCACAGACTGGGAACTGGGCGGAGAATGGGGAAGGTTTGGGTTTCAAGGGCATCAGATTTGGGTGGATGACAGAACTCTTCCATACACAAAGCAAATGTTAAATGACAAATACTTTTTAAACTATTACATTTCTTGTAATTTTATATTTTGTGCATGTTCGGATATAGAAAAAATAAGATTTCCAGGATACCACGCTTTCCCACACGAAGAACCAGAACAGTCAATAACATCTTTTTGCAATGGATTTGATGTTGTTGCTCCAACCAGGCACGCATCTTATATATTTTTGGATCAGGATACAAAATATGATTTTCCATATGATGATGCGTGGTGGGACTTTGTCGGAACTGATAGAGAGAATCCAAAACATTATCAGAGACGATGGGTTCTCGATCCAGACGAGGTAAGAATTGAAGTTGAAAAACTAATGATAACTGGCAAAAATAAATATTATTCTTTAGAGGGCTCTGAAAGAACTATAGAAATGTTCTACCAAGCAGTAGGGCTAAGTCGTAAGTATTTCCAAATACTTTGTGAGGCTAATGATCAAGATTTTAAGTTCAATGAGGTAGCAAAAGATGCGCTATCTTTTAGTGATGTAGTATAATAGATAGATACCTATAGGAGGGTAACATGGCAATTAAAGGATCAGTAGAAGCAATCATTGAGGTTGCAAAGAAAGAAGTGGGCACAATTGAAGGCCCAAAGGATAATGAAACAAAGTACGGTGCATGGATGAAGGTAAACTTCCAACCATGGTGCCAGTCTTTTGTTTCTTGGTCAGCATTTACTGCAGGGGTAAAATCATTCCCTAAGTCTGCATCAACAGTTGCAGCAGCAGATTGGTTTAAGAAGGCTGAGCGTTGGTCAGATGCTCGTAATGATGATCCAACTCCAGGTGACTGGATCTATTTTGATTTCCCAGATGATGGCGTAAATCGTATTTCACATGTTGGTTTGTGCATTAAGAACAATGGTGACGGAACCATCCAAGTTATTGAAGGAAATACTTCAGGAACTGCAAAGGGAGACCAGCGCAATGGAGGAATGTGTGTTGAGAAGACTCGTGGTTATGTAAAGAATAACAAGAAGAAGTTGCTGAATGCTGTAGTTGGCTGGGGTCGACCAGTTTATGCGGGTGAAGAAAATGCACCACTGCTTAATAAGATTGCAGCAAGCGCACCAACACCAGTCAAGACTGCATCTCCAGATGCTGCTAAGAAGGCAGCAAAGCCTGTTTCAAAGAAGCCTGCAGGTGGCGGTAAGGGAAGTCAGGTAAAGTAAATGGAATCAACTAAGAGAACACTATTAAAGACAGCAAGTTGGGAAACCTTTCACCTTGTAGGTGTTGCAGGAGTTATTTATTTATTTACTGGTGAGTGGGAGTACGCAAGTCTCGGAGCACTAATTTATATTGGCTGGGAAGCACTTGGATACTTTCTTCATGAAAGAGTCTGGGCTAAGTTTGGCAGCAAGGTAAAGTAATGAGAATTAAAATCATTAAAGTTATTGTATCTATTCTAGGATATAAATTAGAAGATACAAAACTAAACCTACCTATCTGGCAACTAAAAAAGAAGAAGTAAATGCCAGCGTACGAGTACAAATGCACTGGGTCATGTCCAGATACTATACTTAAAGTTAGATCAATTAAAGAAAACGATCCAGGGTATGATTGTGAAACTTGCAATCTACCACTGGAACGTGTATACTCTAATGTAGGAGCAGTTTTTAATGGTAGTGGATTTTATTCCACTGATAACAGAAAGCGGTAGTATACTATGAATATGATTGATGATGACCTAACCAAGGTTGAGTGGCAACTAACAGCACAAGATAGATGTGATTCTTGCACCTCTGAGGCTTTGGTAAAGGTCTCTGGTATCTCTGGAGAACTAATGTTTTGTGGTCATCACTACAACAAAATCATGAATGATGAGGCTGGATATAAGAAGATGATGTCTTTTGCATTGACAGTTCTTGATGAACGTGATAAATTAATTGAGAATAAGGCAAAGGGAAAAGACTACTAATATGATTATTCAGTTTTTTGGTATGGATGTAGAAAAAAGAAATGTAGTCTCTAAGGCATTTGCCAATGAGTCTAAGAGTTTTTATTGTACTGATCGTGAGTTGCCTATGGCAAGTCTAGAGGCACAGTTTGCTAGATGGCTAAGGACTATCTGTGGAGTGGTAAATAGAAATGGAATATCTGATATTGTCCTTAGTGGATATTTTCCAAGCAAGGAATCTAGACAGCAGTTCAAAGATGGTATGGATACATCAAAGATTATAACAGTATGGATTGACACTATAGATTCATCAACTGCACCAATTCCAGAAGGACATGGTGGTACAACAGATTTTTCTTGGGAAGATCCAGAAGAGTATGAGTACGATATTAGAATCTCAACCATAGAAGAACTCGCTTACCTGTCTACTATTATAAAAGAAAAGTTGGGATAAAATGATTATATTGTTTATTGGTTTGCCAGGTGCTGGCAAGACCACAATTGCAGATGCAGTTAGAGATCGTATCAATGGCCTACACCTTAATGCAGATGAAGTTCGTTCTGGATTAAACTCAGACCTTGGTTTTACAATTCAAGACAGAGTTGAACAAGCACGTCGTATGGGTGAACTTGCACGCTTGATGGAAAAGAAACAAGACAAACCAGTAATCGTAGACTTTGTATGCCCAACAAAAGAAACAAGAGAAGCCTTTGGAGATGCAGATATTGTAGTCTGGGTAGATACAATTGATCAAGGAAGATTTGAAGATACCAATAAGATTTGGGAAGATCCAGAACATTACGATCATCGAATTGTTGTTACAAATGATACTCATGAGGATGCACTACCTACAAGAGCAATCACAGTAGTAAGAAAGTTTGGCCTTATTGACTGGAAGGTTGACACAGCACTACTTCTTGGTCGCTATCAGCCATGGCACGAAGGCCATAGAGCACTTTATGAAGAAGCAAAGAAGCGTACAGGCCAAGTGGTCATTGGTGTGCGACACACTGTTGGTATGACTGAAAAGGATCCTCTACACTTTGAACAGGTTAGAGACTTTATTCAAAAAGATGTGCCAGATGCATTTGTAGTTAAGATGCCTAACATCACCAACATTGTTTATGGTCGTGATGTAGGATATAAGATTGAACAGGTGGATTTAGGTGCAGACATCCATGCTATTTCGGCTACGCAAAAGCGCAAAGAGATGGGTATATAAATGTTAGAAAATGCTATTGCTGTTGTTGTTTCACTTATAATTGCTGCTATTGCTGTTTACTTTGTTGACAAAAAATGGGGTTGATCTGATGAATGTATCCAAACAAAGATCAGCACTAAAGGCCATTACATGGCGTATAATTGGAACAGCAGATACATTTGCTATTGCTTGGCTTATAACCAAAGAGCCAGTTACAGCAGGTGCAATCGCAAGTTTCGAGGTAGTTACAAAAACAATCCTTTATTACTTCCATGAGCGTGGTTGGAATAAGGTTAAATGGGGGAGAAAGTAATGTTTGAATATTATGTAAAGAAAGTAACAAAGGTCGTTGATGGAGATACCATCGATGTAGAGATTGATTTAGGGTTTGATATTTCTTTTAGTTCAAGAGTAAGACTGGCTGGTATCGATACCCCTGAGTCTCGTACTACAGACAAGGCTGAAAAGGTCTTAGGACTGGAAGCAAAGGCTTATTTGAAGCACTCTATTGATGCTGCCAAGGTTGTAGTTATCAAGACAGAGAAGATGAACTCATCTGAAAAGTATGGTCGCATTTTGGGTTGGGTTTATCTTGATGGGGATACCGTTTCTCTTAATGATAAGATGATTAATGACGGACATGCTTGGGGCTATATGGGAGAGACAAAGGTCAAAGATTTTGATGCTCTTGCAAAGGCTAGAAAGAAGTCTGGAAAGTGAGGCATGTACTTTACTTCACTGCTGATTGGTGCCAACCTTGCCAAAGGACAAGACCAGTAGCAGATGAGTTAAAGCGTGACGGGCTAATTGATTTTCTTTATATCGATGCAGACACAGAATTAGAACTTTTAGAAAAGTTTGGAATTAAGTCTGTACCTACATATGTCTTAATTGAAGATGGACTAGAGGTTAAGCGAATGAATGGTGCAAAGACAAGAGAACAGTTCTTGGAATTTGTCAATGAGTGATCCAGATAGAATTATCGAAGATCTAATTCTTAGTGGTGCTCTTGAGGTTGCTGGATTAGATATTGAAACTGGAGAGGCTCTATATAACTTTACAGACAAACTAAAAGACATTAACCCAAAACTTCACAACGAGCAGTCAAAATACTTTGCAGTAGAGACTATGGCTTTGTGGGAATATGGATTTTTGTCTATGGATGTAACTGAGCCAAACCCAATCGTATCTTTAACAGATAAATCTTTTGATCAAAAAGAAATTGCAAAACTAGACAAGCAACATCAGTACACACTAAAAGAGATTATTCGAATAATTCTTAATAAGGAAAAATAATAATGCAATATTTTATTGGATCAGTAATAGCACTATTAGTCTTTGCTGCCTCATTAAGGGTCATCGTTGACATGTATATGAAAGACTCTGTTGATCAGTTGTTTAAGATTAAGTATAGTCAAAAGCATATACACACATTAATTAGGCCACTTCTTCCACCTATGGATGAAATAAATAGCATGAATAGAAAGCCTAATCAGTCTAAGAATCATATTAAAAATACTCATGTCCGTGTATTAATTATTGACGACAAGGCATATTGGAAAAAGGATAACGTTCTGTATGTTGCAGACATTCACGACAATGATATAGATAGAGATAATGCTATCAGAGTTGACATAATGGGTATGGATAAGGTAGAATTAGATAAGATGTTGTTCATTGTAGACCAACTATCAGAAGGAGTGGATGATGATAATCGCAGTACAGGGAACGAATAGTTTTGATGACTATCAGGTATTCCTAAGAGCCATGGGCGTTGCTCTTTCATCAATGAAAGACGATGATCCATACTTTTATATCTACTCTGCAGGTCCAGCAAGAATTAACTCAATGGTTTCAGAGTTCTCCAACCTTTCGGAAAGAGGTATGAAGTCTAGAGGTAAAAAGTTAAAGCACTACAAGGTTCCACCAAGTTGGTTGAGTGAAAACATGGACTCTATTGGTTACTTTGCTTACCTAAGTAAGCCTAAAGAACCACTGTCCAAGTTAGTCGCTGAGGCTCAGCATAAAAATGTTGATGTCGGAATCTATCGTTACTAATAAAAAGGAAAAAATGTTAATTAATTCATTAGAACAAATGGAAACAATCGTTGCACAAAACAAAGTTTTGTCTTGGGATGGTTGGACAGTTCTTGAACGCTACCCTTCAGATAAGGGTAGAACATCTGACCGTGGGGTTTACCAAAATGGTATCTGGCATCTTCAAAAGATGTTCTCTCCTACACGTGATGGATGGGAAATACCAAATAAATATGTGAGGTAAACATGAATAAGCATAAGTGGAAAGACAATGCTTCATGTTTAGATTATGATACAAACATATTCTTTGATAAGTATGAGGAAGAAGAACTTCTAAGACCTGCAGTTGATGATCTATGTATGTCATGTCCTGTTATGAAGTCTTGTTTTGCTGTTGGTATTAGTCAGCAAGAATGGGGCGTATGGGGCGGTATCTATCTTGAAGGTGGAGAAATATCAAAAGAGTTTAATAACCATAAGAGTAAATCAATATGGGGCTCAGTATGGCAACAGTTAACTATGGGTGGATAACATGTATACAGAAGCAATGAGACGTGCTGCCATGTCACTGACACCACCAAAAGATTTCTCTGTTGAGATCTATGACAATGGAGACTTTCTTGTTGTTCGTGCTAATGCACATCAGTTTATAAACCTTTACCATGATGAAAAAATACAAGCAGCAGAGTATTTGATTAGATTGAAAAAGGCTTTAGAACAAGAAGGAGCAATGGTTCTTTTGGTACGCAGTGAATTAGGAGATGACATAAAATGATGGATCTAATAGTATATTTATTTTTAATCTTAATTATTTTTTATATGGTTTTGCAAAATATAAAGACTAAAAGAAAATTCTCTAAAGCAGTTGAGACCTTGTTTCAATTATACATAGATAAAAATATCTCTGATAATCTTGCTAAAGAAAAATTAGAGGAGTTGTCTGTAGAAGATCAAAATAATAAGATAAGCCAGGATGACTTCATTGTGTTCTTAACTCAGTCTAGGCAGTGGGCTTTTGATTATATTGAGCAAACTCAGGCTGCTATACAAGAGTTTAAGGACTCTGCTGGGCCATCCCTTGACTACTTTAAGGAGTATGGTGCGGTAATGAACCTGCCAACAGATCAATTATTTAATCAAATAATGCCAGCGTATGATAAACTTATAGATATGCTACCAAAGGATAATGAAGAGAATGAGATTTAAAGGTAAGGGATACATCGATAACTCTGCTTTTTTTGTTTGTTGGGAAATTGACTGCAAAGAAGAAAGCACAAAGATATGGGCAAATAGTCAGGGCCCAGTAATAGACTTGTGTGACTTTCACTACAATCAAGCAATATATGAACAGGGGATGTAAAATGAAAGATATTATCTTGTCAACACTAACAGGTTTTGGATGCGGTGTCGTGTTCGCAGCATTCAAATTGCCAGTTCCAGCACCACCAGTTTTTGCGGGAGTCGCAGGAATTATTGGGCTATGGATTGGTTTTACAATACTAACACGAGTTATATCCTAGGAGGAATAAAATGAATACACAAATTAAGAATGCTCTAGCATCTTACGGAAGATCAGTACTCGCAGGTGCTGCAGCGCTATACATGGCAGGAGTTACGGATCCAAAGGATCTTGCATACTCGCTGCTATCAGCATTAATCCCAGTTGCACTCAGAGCAGCAAACCCAAACGATCCAGCATTTGGCAAGTTGCCAACTGTTGAAGAGGTAGATCGTGTTGTCAAGACTGCGCCAAAGAAGAAGGCACCAGTTAAAAAGACAGCAGTGAAGGCCAAGAAGGGCTAAGGTGTTGGGGGGCTTCGGCCCCCCACATTCACTATGGGAGACTACACAATAGAGCAAAGGCTTTTTTATTTAAACGAGTTGTTATCGAGTGACCTTGCAATGGAAAATTATAAATCTAACACCCCATTTATGTTTAGTAAAAAGGTTTCATTTGATATTACATGGGATGAAATATTGTCGCTAGTAAATGAAGATATTAATGATGAAATATCAACAAACCAAGACTATTACAATGGTGCTGGATTTAGAATAACAAGAGCAGATAGAATCAAAAAAGTATCTCTTGTGGTAGATCAAATAGAAGACTTATTTCAAAAATCAAAAAATGCCCCCAAGGAAAGACCAAGCAGAACTCATCAGATTTATGTTAATTACACAACTCATCCAAACTTAAATTCTGTTCCACCGCATTCCGATAATGACAATGTATTTTTTTGGCAAGTTCAAGGTAGATCCTTGTGGACTATATATGCCGAATCTTTTAAAACAGCAGAAGAACTTACAGAAGACGACATATCTCACACCTTTGAGTTAAATCCTGGAGACATGATCTATTGTCCTAAGTACAGAAAGCACACAGTAACTACATTGTCACCACGTGCAGGTATCTCTTTAGGATTTAACAACCCAAAATAACGTACCCCTGGCAAGAATCGAACTTGCGACGCATGGCTTAGAAGTCCATCGTTCTGTCCACTGAACTACAGAGGTGTGGAGCGGATGATGAGAATCGAACTCACCCCTTCTGCTTGGAAGGCAGAGGCACTACCAATATGCAACATCCGCATCGTACACCAGGTAGGACTTGAACCTACGAATAGCCGAATTATGAGTTCGGTGCCTTAACCAACTTGGCTACTGGTGCATGTTATAAGTATAGCAACTGTACAAAAGTAAGTCAAATCAACATGGTATAATTATTATATGATTGAAAATGAAAACCCAATAATGCCAACCACTACATACCAGGGGTGCGATTGCGAAACCTGCAAGGAATTAAACGTTGACTGCCCAGATTGTCCAGTCTGCTCTGATTCTTCTATGAAGACTGACTCAGAAGTTGCAATGGCCATGTATGACTCATCAATTGGCAAAGCAGATCCTTGTTGGGATGGATACGTACAACGGGGAATGAAGCCAGGAGCAGATGGAAATCCAGTTCCCAACTGTGTTCCAGTTGCAAAAGCAGCAGAAGTTGTATTAGACTTAGATAGTTTTAAGGGTATAGGGAAAGACTATACAAGATCAACCAGAGAAAAACATTCCCTATGATTTTTGACAACACAAATCCAAATTATAGAATCATTAAGAATTTTTTAAATGATCAAGAGTTTACTCAAATAAAAAAAGATCTAGAAACGCAATCAGATGAACACTGGAACTACGAGTTTGACACATACTATCCAAAGCAAGAAGATGTTACAGAGGATTACTGGACTGGCATAAAGGACTGGCGAGGAATGTCTATTAATCTATCCAAAGATAGAAAAGAACTATTAGAAAAAAATAACATCAACGTAGAACTGTATCAAAACATACTTTACCTTGCACAAAAGCAGGTAGAGGCTAGGTTTGAGGTAAAGGTAGTAAACGAACAATATCTTTTGAACAGATGGAGAGTTGGCAGAGAGCAAAGACCACATGTAGACTATGTTCTTGATGAAGAAGAAAATAATTATGACAACATGCATCAGTTTGGAATGACTGATGAATACATAGATCTATTTAAAAAGAATTACAAGACAAAGCATTTTTCTACTATGATATATCTTAATAGTGATTTTGAAGGGGGAGAGTTATACTTCCCTCATTATGATAATCTTCACATTAAGCCAGAAGAAAACATGATGATCTGTTTTAAGGGTGACAGCAATCATATGCATGGTGTAGAAAAAGTAACAAGCGGTATAAGACATACCCTATCACTATTTTGGACGGAGATATAATGCCAAAGAAAAAAGCACATGCGTTTAATCCAATGCAGATTAAAGATGGCTGGATCGTTAGACTTTACAAAGATGGAAGAATTAAATCTAAGATAGAGCCATATCTAGTTAAGCATAACAATGATAAAAACATTTCCAAAAAGCCGTAGTCAGGCTCATCAAGAATCCTTTGTTCTTAATGTCCTTAATGAAAAGACTAATGGATTCTATCTTGAGTTAGGTGCTGGATGGCCAACAAAAAATAGCAACACATATCTACTTGAGTCAGAGTATAACTGGAGTGGCATATCTTTTGAGAATGATCCAGTACGTGCAGAAAACTATAACTCAATTAGAAAAAATAAAACACTTTGCGAAGATGCAATATCTTTTGACTATCTAAACTATTTCTTATCAAATAACGTGCCAACCCAAGTAGACTATCTACAAATGGATATACACCCCGCAGAAGCCACGCTAGAGGCTTTAAAGGCACTTCCTATGGACAAGTATAGGTTCTCTGTAATCACGTATGAGCATAATGGATACGATAATCTATCTAATAAGATAGAGTCTCAGGAAATCCTTTTAGATCTTGGATATGTTTTAGTGGTTGAAGATTTAAAATATTTTTCAATGGCTTTTGAAGACTGGTGGGTAGATCCCAAGGTGGTAGAATATAAATACTATAAAGATTTTATATCTAAAAATATCAATCACAAAAAATTGTTTGGAGAAACATGATTACATTAGCAGATAAGATAGAACTATTCAATGTTAAAATCAATCCAGATGCTTGGATTGAATTGATAGAAGATGCTTCTAAGACATACCCACTAACTGATGTTGCTAGAAGACCTCACCTAACAATGGAGTTACCAAACTTCATATGCGAGACAGACTCAGACAGCGCTACACTGCTTAGATCAGAGTTTTTAAAGTGTGTTGTTGATCCAATATACGCATATATGACAAAATACAATATTGATAATATGGAATTAAAGAAAAAGTTTATAACAGTATCTAAACTATTAGATGGTGGCATGGGTGTTCATAGAGATGATAAGTTGTATAATTCAGATAACTTTATATGTATGTTTTATATCAATGACAACTTTTCTGGGGGAGAAATGAACTTTCCAGATCATGGCGTAGAGTATAAGCCAAAGCCTGGAGACATACTTATATATCAGTCCAAGTTCCTTCATGAGGTAAAGCCAATGACTGGTAGTCCAAGATACAATATTGGTATAGGGTTTAAAGGTCCTAAAGTTCAGTAATTGCTTTTAATACAGTTGCCTTGGCTTCTGGATCTAACTCAATTTCATTAATTTTTTGCAACAACTTTGTCTTTAATGTCTTTACTACCTTGTGTGTACCATTGCAATTTGGGTAGTCTGTTGAAAATCCGCATGAACATGACATTACTTGTGCTCCTTTGAGATATGATTGTTTAGTGTGTGATGGGCAAAGTCTGATCTAACTTCTATTTCTTTTTTACATTGATCACATGTAACAGTTCTATTACTCGCCATCTTGGTTAACCTTATATGTCATTGCAATATAGCATGCAACGTATCCAGCAAAAAATGCAGGGATCAAAAATAAAGAGTGAATCATGTTTACTCCAATCGGTTATCTTATAAGTATACCCCATGGTGGACAGAAAGTCAAGGTGAGCAGTTTATAGACTACTGCTCAGGTCTATTGACCACGAAGATTCGACTCCTGCCAACTCTCCAATCGATGGAGCATCCGTTACAAAAACCTTTTAAAGTCTTGGTTTCGGAATGTTATCCAATTATACTACTGAATTTCAATAGTCTTTGGCTTCTTCTCTTCAGGTACATGTTTTTCGAGTGTTAACTCTAGGATACCGTTTGAGAATAGTGCTGATTCAACTTCCATATAGTCTGGCAAGTTGAATACTGTTGAGAACTTTCTTGCTGCAATCCCCTTATGTAAGAAGACTACAGACTCATCATCATTAATCTCAGATCGCTGTCCGCTAACCTTTAGTTGATTATTTTCTACTGTAATCGATACCTCCTCTTTATCAAAACCTGCTAGTGCAAATTCCAAAATAAACAAATCTTCTCCTACCTTAATTACATTATAAGGCGGATAGTTATTTTGTGTTGTTCTGATTGTCTGATTGAATCGATTAAAGAATGGGTCATCTAAAAGACCCAGCATTGTTTCTACTACCATTTTATTCCCCTTTCAAGCGAATAAGTTAATTTACCCCCCGTTTGGGCAGGTATATTTATTATATCACAATGTGCTATAATTGTATAGTCTACAAGAAAGAGGAACTCCACATGGACAAAGATAAGTTAGCAAATAAGGAAAAGATGATTACCGTAAGCAGAAAAGGTAATTCATTTGAGTACACGTCACCAGCACCTGGAGTGCATGTATACGATAACGTATGGGATGGCGGAATGGACTTTATGAGACTCTTAGATGAAGAAGGCAAGTTTGAAAGAGAAGACTACATTATAGATGCTGACGGAAATCCAATTCCAAAAGAGGTTGGAAAGCAGGGGGTCAGCACATGGGTTAAGGGGGCAGATCGTGATGGTAGAGATGAGATGCTTTGTAATGAATTTGAAGAAGTAATTGACTCCTATCAGTGGCACTATGATTTAGATACTCAGAGTCGTGAGTGGTGGAGAATTAGCAAGTTTAGGGTTGGGGATTACTTTGGAATGCATCCAGATGACTCATATGGCACACCAAGAACAGTTTCTATGGTTTACTATCCTAATGATGGATATGAAGGTGGAGAGTTAGAATTTATTCACTTTGGTGTAAAAATTAAACCAAAGGCTGGTCAGTTGTTTCTATTCCCATCATCGTATATTTATGAGCACAGAATCACTGACATTGGTGAAGGAGAGCCAAGATACACAATCGTTGCTTTTTTCTGCAATATTGATGAACAAGAAAAGCAAAAAAGATTAAACAAACTTCCAAATCCGTACAAGGCAAAACTTAGTTATATATCCGAACTAAATAAAAAACAGTTTTCACTAAAAGATGTAGAATAATTCAATGAAGAAGGTAGAACTTTTTCCAGGAGTAGTTTTATATAAAAATATTTTAGAAGATCCAGATGCTCTGCACCTAGAAATAAAAGAAAACTTTTTATCTGGAAACTGGAGGCATGACACTCATCCAGATCATAGAAATCCAGGAACTTTGGTAAGATCTTACTATGAGTATGTCCTAAACAAAAATGACTCTGAAGCCATTAGTATTATGGAAAAGATAAAACCATTAGAACTTGCTCTTGAGGAATACTGCAAAGACTATGATGTTGAACTATTTAAATACGAAGCATCTCGTGTAATGGCATATGAGCCTGGATGCTTTTTTGGTGCACACAAGGATGATATGCTTACTCTATACAGAAGAGTTTCAACAGTCTACTATGTAAACGATGAATATTCTGGTGGAGAGATATACTTCCCACTAATTAACTTAACAGTAAAACCAGAAAAGAATCAATTTTTAATTTTTCCATCAGCCTACCTATTCGTACATCAGGTGTCAGAAGTAAGTGATGACACAAGGTTTGCAGTTGTTGGTTTTGCACAGTGAGTATATTTAAAAATGTTTGATCAAGAAATATTAGTGCCTGGAGTTCACAGATATCATAATGTTCTTCAAGGTCTCGATATAGTCTCTCATATAGAAGATTATGCATCATCTGTTAAAACTACATGGGAAAAAACTAATAACAAACTTGTTGATGGTCCCTGGCAAATATCTTTTGCAGCAACAGATAAGGTAGTTGATAAAGATGCTTTACCTATAAATGAATTGCTTGTTCCAATTACTGAAAGACTGCACGAATACTCAAACTTATACAAAACTTCTTTTTCTCCTGATGAATCTTCTCACTGGCAGTGTTTGAAGTATGATTCTGGGAACACCTTTAATCGACATCACGATGATCATGGCTCTTTTAAGTCAAGAATATCTCTTGTTTACTATGTAAATGATGATTATGAAGGTGGCGGACTTGAGTTTCATAACTTTGGAAAAGTGGTTGAACCAATATCAGATTCATTGCTTGTCTTTCCATCTTCATATTTGTTTGCTCACACAGCACAGACAATTATTTCTGGAACAAAATATTCTATTACTAGGTTCTTATCTTAATTGTCGTGCATAACTAAAGCAATCTTAGTTGATTGATTAATTAGTTTAAACTTTGGATTGGCCAAAAGTTCTTTTGCAGTTCCAGTTAAAAACATTTCCGACTCCATAGTCATGTCACATGCAAGGGTTATCCTTTTATTTATTGAGAAGCAATCTTTAACATATTCTAATATAGATGTTAATTTATCTTGCCAAACCAAAACAACAACTGGCGTACCTGACATTCTAAACTTTTCCAATACTTGTTCTGGGTTTGACATGTTACATGATATAAAAAAGTCTCCATTAACTATACCGCTAGCCACAAATGCAGTAATAAAAGCACTTGGTCCAGGAAGCACAGTATATGGCAAAGACTTTTCAATACATGCCTGTATAAATTGTGTTCCTGGATCTGCTACACCAATCTGTCCTTCACCAGCAACCAAAAGAACCTTTTTCCCACGGGATACAAGAGATACAACATCTTGAACCTGAGATACATCAGCATACATAGTGTTAGTACTATTAAGGACAACAACTTCTTTTGTTACATCGTAAGCATCTAATAGTTTGTGTATGTTATCTGGTAGGTAGTCAGAATAAATAATGTCACAATCATGGATAGCATTAAGCATTCTGATGGTGATGTCATCAATGTTTCCTATAGGCATTGAGCCTACGATTAACTTACCAGTCATCTTTATAGTTAGTTGCAGCAGTTGCAGTCGTGAGAGAACTGTAACTCAGCGTATAGAGGATCATCTTTGCGAAGTGCCTTGTTGCAGATTCCGTCTACTTCTCTTAGTACAAGTTCACCACTGTTTGGGTTTAGTTGAAAAGCCATATTCATACCAACCTGTGTTGCATCTTCATGCTTTGCAAACTGCTTAACAACCCAGATCCAATTTCCAAAATCTCTAAGTGTAAAGTCTCTAACCATTGATCCATCGTTATTCTTGTACCATTCTGTTAGGTACCCAACTCCTGCTTCTAGTTTCATTTAGATCTCCCAATCTACTCAATACTTATTATAGCATAATTCAAAAAAGTTCTTTACCGTTACCCTCAACAATGATCTCTTCTTCTAATTCTGCATCAATATCAAATGTAAACCATGTTGGCAAGGTGTATCTTATCCCACCAGACATTTCCGTTACTCCGTGTCTATATCTACTTGGAAAAATAAGTAAATCTCCAGCCTTTGGAACTATATTTACCCCATATTTAGAAAAATATGTTTGTCCACCAGTAAAGTCGTCATTTAAATAGCAGATTGCTGTAAGATTATACATAAAGTAGGCGTTAGTCATCACTGGGGTTCCATCTTTTGTCTCACAATCTGAATGTTCGGGTAATGCATCAGTTAAAAGCATATCCCATTTGTGAAAATGTGGAGCAACCAAAGGCTTCTTTTTTATGGGAACAGAGTACTTATCCCCGAAGTGCTCTTTTAGTTGTAAGTAAAATCTTTCTGAGACAGAGTCTAAAATTCTAACAACTTCTTTATTTTTAATAGACTTTTTGCCAACAATACCCTGAGTTGTAATAGAGTCTAGATAAGAAGTACAAGTATCTAATTCTTCAGGGGTTAGGAAGTTGTTAATAGTTATAATATTGTCAGCAGAATAGCCAATCTTATCATACTGTTCTATATAATTATTGTAGTTCAATTAATTGATTCCTAACTGGTAAAAGGTATCTTACCTCATCAATAATACCATATTTTAATGCTATATACAGCATTTCGTCAGAGTAGGAACCTGGCTCAGGAGTATCTGAAAAATATACAACATAGTACATTTCCTCATAAACCTTCTTCATGATTGATCCGTTTGCAACAGCCTTCTTTACATTGTCTGTTCTCTTTGCTCCTGGGCGCTTCTTTTCACCTTCAAGGCCACCCTTACACTCTACATACTCAAATCTATCTCCATGTGCAACAAAGTCTACCTCACAGCCAGTGCTTGGCATATAAACATTCTTATCTATCTTAGTAAAGCCTCTGGATTCTAAATCTAAAAGAACCAAGTCTTCAAACTTATCCCCAGACTTCTTTGACTCAGACTGAAAGTTCATCTTTTCTCCAATGCATAAAAGATTTAACATAGACAATTCCATATGCTACTGCTGCAAATATAAAACCATACTGCTTTGTTGTCAAGGCATAAACGATCCACAAACACTCATTAACACACAATACCAACCATCCCCAGATAGTCTTACGACCAACAAGGAATATTCCAGACACGCCAATAAAGGCTAAGATCCATGACCACATGTTATTTAGATGATTCTAATGGCATCACAATATCGCAGGGACACATGATGGATTCAGGAAGTGCATGAACCTTAGTAGTAATTACAATAGAAGTTTTGCATTCTGGACATTTATAAGTATTTTTCATATAACAATCATACCATATTTAGGATGTTAAGTCAAAGATAAGATGCTTTTTACATACTAAAGACATGTAGAAGTCTGGATCTTCCCCAACAAGTTGAGTATATTCTCCAACTTTGTCGCAATAGTGACATTTTTCTTGATATCTTGTTTCAATCATTATATTATTATATCATACGCAAAAACTATTCGAAATCAACCTGAGTTTCAAAGTGTTTTGTCATATAATTATCATCACCTCTTGCTAATCTGGCAGCAAGCATACGCATTCCTAATGCATTAAGTTGTGCATTTTCTTCTCCAAGAGGGATTGACTCAATAGCCCTTGCAATTTCTTCTCGCAACATCATTTCATCTATACTCATATACCCATTATACAGTTCGGCGATAAGTATGTCAAGTAGAACATTTGATGAACACCTGGTTAAATGATCCTATTCTTTGTCATAATATAGTTTATTTGCTATATACTATTATTATGAGACTTAAACTTATCGTAATAGCAGTCGTTGCTGCTCTATCTATTTCTACCCCTGCTTTTGCAGCAGATAATCTAGTTGGCAGTGGTGCATCATTTCCAGCAAATCTAATTGACGAATGTAGATCATCTTATGCCAAGTCAACTGGTAACATTATTACATATACAGCAAGTGGATCTGGTGCTGGTAAGACATCATCTGACAAAGGTATTGGTGATTTTTGGTTCTCTGATTCAGCGCACACAGCATCATCAAAGAAGCCATCTATAATCCATATACCAATCGTTGCTGCACCAATTGCAGTTATGCACAACCTTCCAGGTAACAGACAACTATATTTATCGTCAACTACAGTTGCTAAGATTTTTGCGGGAGAAATAACAATGTGGAATGATCCTATTATTAAGGCTGATAACAATAGAAAGATTAAGCAAGTTATATACAGAAAAGATAAGTCTGGTAATCTAGTTAAGGATAAGGCTGGTAACCCAGTGATCTTAAGAACAGCAATTAAAAGTATTGTTTACACACTGCCCAACCAAAAGATCAAGGTTATCTTTAGACTGGATAACTCTGGAACAACCAATAACTTTGTTAGATATATGAAGGCATCTTCACCAGAGGTTTGGACAAAGGCAGTATCTGATTCATTCTCAACATCATTTCCTAAGAGCATTAATGATATTGGAAACATTGGAAGAGTTGTAGGAGCAAACCAATCACAGGGTGTTGCTATGGTTGCATCAAAGACAAAGTATTCTATTACATATGCAGAAGTTTCTTTTGCTAAGTTCTTCAACTTAAAGGTGGCCAATCTAGGAAATGCCTCTGGTAATTTCGTTGAGCCAAACAGTGCAAATGTATCAGCATTCCTTGGAGAAGCCTCTATTGACTCAAACAATATTCTCACCTATAATTATGCAACAAAAGAGCCTGGAGCATACCCTCTGGGCATAGTATCCTACCTTCTAGCAGATACAGCAGGTAAGAACAAGTCTGCAGTCAAAGATTGGGCTAAGTACTTAGTAAGTCCAGAATGTGTAAGCGCAAAGCCTGAGTTAGGTTTCGCACTTATTACGGGAAAATTTTTAGAGTTCGTGAATAAGCAAATTAGTCGTCTTTAAAGTTCGGCGCAAAATAGAGATACTTTGAACAACCCTACGAGTCTTGCGACTCGCTATCTGTTACCTTATCCTTAGGCACCCACACTTTCTTTCCATCTTTCCACACAGGCCAATATCCTAGGCTACGCCAGTCCATCTGTGCAATCTTAGGCTCTTTCATCCCATACTCTTTTCCCACACGATAAAACAAATTACACACTGAATTCCAGGCTCTCTCATATACCATTTATGTTCACAAGAAACATCTGTTGCCTGTGCCAATAGCCTATCTTTCCAGCCAGCAGGAGGAGGCCACGGTACTCCAAGGGATGCAAGTGAAGCCTTGGTCCATCCACCTCTAGCAGTCTTTAAGGACTCTATCTGTAAAAGGATCTCATTTCGTGTCATTGTCTATGCCTCTTTTTATTTCCATAACGACTCTTAACCTGAGCCTTAGCCTTATCAACAATAGACTTGGTAACACACCAGATATGACCATCTGACATGGTTTGGTGGGTATCCCAGAAAGCATCATCATCCTTAGATATAGTGCAGCAATTAGTATCCACCTAAGCACTCATTTCTTGTATGGTATAGCCTGATCTTAATCATTGTCTTTCGGTTTGGTGCATTAAGTGGTTCTCCACATGCAGCACACTCCATATCCCATTCGCCTGAAAAGAAGTCATATCGTAATCCTTTTGTTCGGTTATATTTATCTATCCTGAACTGCGTGAATGGGTCAGGTATTTCCATATTGATCATAAACCAAGTATATCCAATTTGTCATGGGATGTCAAGTATAATAGATGAATGAACGAAGCCATCCTATACATACTCTACAGCCCTATACACAAGGCTATTAAGGTAGGTATATCAGATATCACAGGTAAGAGGTTTGCCAGTCATAGGACCAAAGGATGGATCCTAGTATCCTATTGGCACTTTTTCGAACGGGATAAGGCAAGAGCAGTAGAATCCCTAGTAATACAAACACTTAAGAAGAAGCATAAACCCTATCTAAGTAAAGAAGATATGCCACAAGGAGGCTATACGGAGACATTTGATGCATCAGCGATATCAAAGAAAGGCTTGATCCGTATGGTCAATAAGGCTATCAAGGTTGTTATGTCCCCCGATTTTTAATGACACAAGGCTAATGCTTTAGTATAGAGTTCATGACATTCATCGAACTCTCTTGACTCATGTTTGGACACAGCCTCATAGATTTCTTGATACCTAGGGTTATCTCTTGATGATGAATGAAAGCCTATACTTGGTACATCCACAGTATTTTCTA